TTACTTCCGATTTACCAATACCTGGAGGTCCCCACAAAAAGATAGGACGTTTCTTTTTAAAAGCACGTAAAATGCTTTTCTTTGCGCCATTAGGGCTTACAGTACGTGTAATTGATGCTTCCATCTTGTATTCCTTTATATTAAGTTATCAGTGCCTAGTTTCTAACTATACATATATAATAACATCAATACATAGAATGTCAAGTGTTTTTTTCATCTTTTTTGTTCTTTTTTAGAGCTTTCATTAGTCCGTATTTGCGAACATCGCCGCTAAAAAGACTTAGTTCGAGTGCCTTCTTTTCGTTCGTCACATACATACTACGTGTACCTAAGTAATAAGGACAGTCTATAAACTGGTCTAACCATATAATAACCTGTGTAGTAAATTCAAAGTTTGTACTGTACGGGACTTCATATGTTTTAAGCTGAACTTTTTCTATGAGAAAATCGTATCCGTCGTCAGTAAGACGCAAGCCGCCTATTTCTTTTTCTCTTGTGTTCTTCCACCATTGAGGCATATACTCTTTAACAGATAATTCACTTACTGCTATACCTGCTGCTTTTAAAAAAACTTTTGTATATACTTCTTTTGTGTTCATTCTTGAACTACTTCACCATCTGTGAGCATAACAACATTAAAATCCGTTGTATGAAACATTTCATTTAACTTTTGTGCTAGATTGTGAGCATGTCCTGGGTTACTAAAGCTGACTTTTTTGTATTTTGGACCAGGATAACTAGTAAGTGCATTAGAACTTTTTAGATTAAACGGTTTATTTTTGTAAAATACAGCCCAAATAGCTTCCGCATCAAGAACTTGTTCTACCTTGTATGTCTTTTTATCAACGTATTCTAATAATACTTTAGGCTTTGGCCGACTCATATGCGTATCCTTAATTAACTACGCATATATTTATCTCTTTTTACCAGCTAGATCCGCCATCCATTTGGATTTGTATTACTTCATTTTCTTTAGAATACTCTTTTTGCAACAATTGTTCTAAGTCACCGTTAAGTCTTGCCATAACTTGTCCTAGAGTAAGCGCCAGACTCCTAGCTTGTTCGATTGACATTTTAATTTCTTTTGCTCTTGTAGAGTCAGCAGTCTTAACTTGACTTAAAAACTGCTGAATAGGCATAATATTAAGAGGAGTGTTTGTTTGCATTAGACAATTCCAATCTCATATGTAAGTCGTCTTTAAATGGTCCTTTAAATTCATACCTTTGTATTGTAATTAGCTTAGGACAAAAACTTTTAACCCAACCTTTTTCAAATCTAATAATATAATAGCCTGCGGCATACAGGCTTTTACTCTTTTCACTTTTTGTAAACAACGGAAGTTTTTGTTTCACATCCCATATAATATTATGTGGCTTAGTGCTAGTTGGATATTCGTATGCAATGTTATCAGATTCTTCTGCATCACTAATAGACTCTGACCACAGTATATTTCCGCCTAGTGCTTTGTTAAGCTGACTTGGATTTGTGTACATATGTGTACCAGTATCGCATGAATACAAGTATTGATCTTCTGATACACTTAATGTACCGACATTGCTACCGTTTTGTTCTATAATCCAAAACTTATCTTTTAAAATAGGCTTTGCTTTTATCATTTAGGATACCTCGCTTGTAGTGGTTCTGCGAAAAGGTTAGCTTGATCTGCAACTCTCTGCATATCCCATTTCGCACAAAATTTCATAAGACGTAAACCTACTTGTGATATTGCCTTAGGCTCAACATCACTAATAGTAGTATTAATTATCTCTCTAATATCTGCAGGTTGTGCAGTCAAATCGCATAGAGTAACATTGCGATTGTAATCATCTAGTACACGATGCTCTTCACCTTCGTGATCTACCCAACGTTGTAACATCATGTTATTCCAATTAAAGCCTTTCGTTTCTTTATCAGCAAACGCTTCAATAAGACCTACTTTGTTCTTAGTGCCTTTCTTACGCACACCTGGATATGCACTAAACACGTTGTCACTAGTGTCGCCACGCATACATTTCTCAAACAACATAAAGTTAGGCTCAGGTGCAGCCTTAGGCTCTTTTGTCTTTTTATCAATTACTTCTTTACCGTTATCGTCAAAGTAACCTTCGTGTGTAATAGTTGTATTACTAATACCGTTGTATTGCTTAACATTAGGTGCAATAAGTTGTGCAAAGTCACCATCTGTGCTAACAATAACATGATTATCATTAGGATGTGACTGTACCCAACCTGCAATATAGTCGTCAGCTTCTAGAACAGGGTTTTGTAGTACAGTACAATTTGTTTTGTCAGCAATAAAGTCTTTAAACTCGTCAAATATTTCAAAGAATACTTTATCTTCTTCTTGCTGACTAGGAGTCATTGCATCACGACTTACTTGTCTATTACGCTTGTAAGGCTGATAAAAGTCTTTGCGCCATGAACGACCTTCTAAGCAGAAAACAACATGATCTGCGTTAAAGTCACGCCATGCTTTCTTAACGCTGTTAAGTGTAATATGTAATGCCATACCGACCTTAGTGTCAATATCGCCACGTACTACGTGTCTTGCACGAAAAAATGTGTTAAGTGTGTCTACTAAAATGTAAGTCGCCATTGTGTTGCCTAAACTGTTACTAACTACATACGATTATATACGATTATATACGATTTGTCAAGGATAAAATGTATTAAAGGATATAACATTACGCATTTTGGTTGGATTAATAGCCGTTTCATGATCCATCCAGCTAGGAAATATATAGAGCATGTAGTTTATACACGGTAATTCTTGCGTGTATTCATTCCATTGCGTAACTTCTTTGTGTACTTCTGCCATTCTATATGGCCTAATTGGGCTATGTACTACTAAGGGTACACTATCATCGTCGCAATCAAAGTAAAACGCACCACTTACAACACTGCCTTCATGTCTATGTAGTAATGTTCTACCTTCTTCTCCCATTTTATTAGTCCAAGATCCTTTTATGACAATATCTTGTAATCCTGCTACAGTTGCATACTCTGCTACACAGCGTGAAAATGCCTCATTAAGCCAAGGAAAGTCATGTAAAAAATTAGGATTGTTTGTGTAAGAACTCTTTCCTTTGTGCTGTAGTGCATGGGGAGTATGACCGGCATTATTTTCACTTAACTCAAGCATATGTTCGTCACTAAATTCTTTACTTAGATCAAACTGCATTACTAAACTTGGAAATAAACTATATGCTGTTGCTTCTATTGTCATGATACTTCTGATTTACCCTTGTCTATAGGCACAACATTTATATATCCTGCACCAACTGTAGGATCTTGTCCTTCTTCTTCGAGCATTTGATAAACAATAGTTCTAAACCATGCATCAACTATCTGTTCGTTTGTTTCACCTGAGTATCCAGCATCTAGTAATTGCTCGATAAACTCGTTATTCCAATCAATTTCAAAGAACCCGTTGCGAATATTATCAGGATTAATTTGCGTATCTAGTACAGCAACCCATGCCTCGCCTTTTTTAGTGGCTGCTTCTTTTTCTTTTTCTAAGGCAGCTCTCTTTACTTCTTCGGGTGTAAGTTCTTTTACATCTTTTTTATCTCTTACGAGTTTATTCCACCAGCTCATTAGTATTCCACCGTTTGTTTTAGATATTGAATTTCAATTTGTTTAGCATTAAGTTCTTCACTATAGCTATCATCGATTCTATAGCTTACTCCTTGCTTATATAATTTGATATTTAGTTTGTTTATACTAGCTATGTACAAACGTAACTCTTTAATCATGTCTGCTACTTTAGGATCTTTCATTACCAACCCGCCTTTCTAATTGCATCTTCGTTAATAGGTGCTTTCATAGCTTTCTCATGCTGAGAGTTCTTATACTCTCTAAGTTCCCCATGCGTTTCCGAAGAGCGAGATATGCAGTCTTGGGGTAAAACGCCATCCTCTTTCCATACACGCTTCTGCGACATCTTTGACGTTGAGGGTGTATTCTTCCGAACGACCACCAAGCGGCATAAGGTACACAGGACACTCCACACCTTTAGCA